CTATAGCTGGTCACGAGTTTTGATCTCTCTGGCTTGGAAATATTCCTGCAAAACCGACTGGCGATAGCGGACCAGTTTCCCATCTTTCACAAACGCTGGCCCTTTGCCCTGCAATCTCCAATTATCAAGGGTCCCCTTGTTATAGCCGTACAACTCTGCGACCTCTTCAGTCGAAAGCAACTCTTTTTGCTTCAGAGTGGACAAGCGAGCGGCAGGAGCAAATGCCCTCTCCATCACATCATCAAAAACTTTAAATATCTCCGCCCTGCTTACCTGTGTATCGATCCCATCCATACTCACACCCTCAGTCGTTGATGCAGCCGCGCCCCAGGTGGCCGTCCTGGCCAGGGCGAGATTGCGTGTTATACAGATGTCGCCGCCTCATGTTTGTAAGTATTCCCTTCAAGGCCGTAACGCCCATGTTGACAGTCTCTCCCGCGTCCGGATGCTCCTTGAGCGCTTCCACCTTGTCCTGGATAGTATCAAGCTCTTGCAGGAAAGATCTGGGCATACTTCCCCCTTCATCCAGCTTGTTTCTCTTCCACGTTCCGCACTTCCAGGACCTCCCCCAGCTTGATGTGAATAACGTCGTGAGCGCCGGGGCCGAACTCAGGCACCTCGGTACCATGCGCGGGAACAACTATCCCGGCGCACACAACGCGCATAAATGGGAGTTTGCTGGAAAAGCACGGGCCGTTGTAAAAATGGACTTCATCGTAAACACGTCCGACCAGCCTCAAAAGCCAATATGTCGATTGCGACCGATACTCGGTCGTTTTCAAGCCGTGCCGGATGTCGTCGAAATATTGCCGCTTGATGGTCAGCCGCAGGATGCGTTTCGGGGCTGGCAACGCTCTCATACCGCCTCCATCCCCGGCAGCGTCAGCACTTGCTCCACTGCCTCTGGTTCATATTTAAACTTCCTGGAAAGTCGCTCGCTTGGAGCATGGTCCCGGCAGTATTCCAGCACTCGGCGCAGCCCCAACCGTTCCATGCAGTACGTCCACAGCCGCGGATGCGACTTGGCCAGGAGCTGAAATCTATTCTGCGGCCCCTCGTCCAGATGCACCCCGAACCCGCAAAACACACAGCCGGTACGATGCACGCCGGTACATGTCAGTTCGCCGTTCCGCTCTACTATCCGCCCATAAATGGATGAATAAGGAATGTTGTTCTCACGCAAACACTGCAGTACATCCTGTTCGGTCCAGAAACCAAGAGGCATGGAACGCGGATGCTTGTTGTCGTATGCGTTGCACCCAGTCTGCAGATACGTTTTCTCGCGGGCCTTGCTGTCACTCGCCAGCATGCCGACAAATTGGGCTCGCCCTGTTTCACGCTCGTATCTTGCCATGGGCTCTTTCTTCATGATCGAGCAGCACTGATCTGAAATTTCGAACGGTGCTTCGGTCAAAAATCGCCACTGCGCTGGAACCTTGAACCCCTGAACCTTTTCCCCGCGTCTATTGATCCCCTGGTCGTAGAGCCGCCAGATGTTCGCATTGGCCCCTGTAGGGTTACGCAGCACCTTCAGCCCTCGCGCAACCTTCTTGGAAACCAGCGGCCAGCCGTGATCGCGTATGATATGATGGAAAGGCTTGCGCGGACGCAGCGTAACGACATTAGGATGGCTCCGGACAAAACGTACAATCTCCGGATATTCCAAGCCGGTATTGCAGAACACTGCCGGAACATCGGGGTACAGCGACCGCACCAACCAAAGCAGAACCTTGGAGTCCTTCCCCCCGGAAAACGATACGGCTACTCTCCCCTCGAAAGCCTCGTACCACTCCCGAATGCGCTGGAGTGAAAGTTCTATCTTGTCCCACAGCGGCAAAGCCCGCCGTTCTTGCAACATGTCAAAAGCCTGCTGCGTAGCGCCGGTCGTGACCTTCTCGCGCCACTTGAGTTCATAAGCGGTCAGAGGCGTGGGGATGTTGCCGCGCGCATCAAGGATGACGGTCTGCATTACACCGCCTCCACACTCGCAGCCACAGCAGCCTGCCTTACCCATATGGGCGTGCTCCCTAATGCGAATGTTTCCCCGCTCCAAACAAGGAGAAGCAGCTTTCCCATTACTCCAGCTATTGCCCTCGCTGCAGGCGGTGGAACCGCATTACCGATCCGCTCACGGTGAGTCTGGTTGGAAGCACCACCCAGATGAAACTCCTCGTCCGGGTCTACAAACCCCTGGAGCGCTGCAAGCTCCAGCGTGGTGAAAGGCCTGTGCCATGTTCCATCCAGCGCACGAATCACGCACACGAGATTTTCTGACGGCGACGGCAAGCGAGGGTCGGCAACGGAATTACGCCCGTTGTCGTGATTCGCACTTCCAGTCACCGTTCCTGACGATGCGTCCCAGGCAAGCACCCCATAATGCTCGCCACGATACGGGCCCACTCTGGGGTCCTGCACAGCATATGCACCCTGTCCTGTTGTGGACCCGGCAATGACGGTGCCGGCTGCATCGTTGAACCTCGTTACAGCATACTTCCCAAACGTTCCCTCCATGGGGCCGCGAGGATCACTTATAGACATTCCACCAGAGGTAGGCCCGGCGCCTCCTGTAACCGTCGGTGAAAATTCGTCCCACCTGACAATGCGAAATATATTATGATGACGCATACCTGCCAGACGAGGATCGGCGACAGAATAGCTTCCATTAGATGGATAGCCGCGACCGGAAATCGCCCCAGATGCCCCCTCCCACTCTTGGACGCCGCCTTGAGAGAAACACCCTCCGCGAGGATCGGCGACATTAAACCTTCCCGAGTGGGATCTGGAATTGCCTGTAACTGCTCCCGCAGTTTCTCCGAACTGCAACACGCCGAGATAATCATTACGCGAACTTGAAAACTCACGAGGATCTGCGATTGAAAATCGCCCCGACTGTGGAGCGGCTTTGGCGGTGACGACACCGGAATTCTGTTGCCAGTCCAACACCCCCATGGCTCCGTCCTGCCACACAGCATCGGGCACAATCCCGAAGTCCCGCAACACGCCGTCCTTAACAGCCAGGTCTTTCAATGAACGCCAATCAGAACCGGCCTTGACGAAAGCAAGACGTACCCAAGTCCGCCACTGCAAGGCAGACATCCTATGCATGGGATTTTCGCCCATGCCGGGCAAGGGAAGCTTTTCCAGGACGCTCCCGACTGTCCCCAGCGGCTTCTTTTCCGGCTCGTAGAGAAAAGCCGGAACCTTTGACCTGTGCCGTGCGACGAGTAGAAAACGCTTGCGGCTCTGTGCAAGCCCTCCAAGCTCGCCACAATCGTGTGTCGTCTCAGCAACGGCGTATCCGTAATGGCGGAGTAGTTCCCCGATTGCGTCAAGCAGGGACCGGCCGCGCGTTGCGATGCGTGGCACATTCTCGAAAAGGATCAATTCAGGAGGATCACTCTCGAACGCCTCAAGCATCAGCCACACGCCGCGCAGCGTCAGGCGGTTCAATGCCCGGTACTTTTTCGTGGTGCTCATTTTCTGAGACAGCAGCCCCGAGAAGCCCTTGCATGGAGCGCTCAGAAAAACGATATGAGGGTACTCGCCTCCGGCAGCCGCCCGAATGTCCGACGGCATGGCCTCCCGCCACTCCCGAGGCGGTTCCTGTCCATGAAAATCTTGATATTGATATCGATCAAACAGGTCGAGGACAGTACCTTGAACCCCTACGAGATTGGAAAAATCGGTGATCACGCCGGGGGCTACGTCCACCCCTCCCAGACAACGAAACCGGGCATACAGACTCCCCACACGCGCCCGTCCGCTATTGAATCCCAGTGCTCCACCGCCAATGCCGCAAAACAAATGGAAATGGCGTATTTCGCGGATATGGCTAGCCATTGGCGATCTCCCACCCTTTCCGCGTATAATTGAAAAGGTCGGCCAGGTACTCTTTTGCTTGCTCCATGTCCCCGGCAGATAAGGCGATCAAAAGCTTGTCGGCATGGTGACGAAGCTCGGAAACAAGGTCTGCCGGTGTTGGCCGGTATTCAGCCCAATCGCCCTTGCGGGAATTTTTCGCCAACTCTTCAACCGACCGAGCAGCCAACAGGGCATGAGACATGTCTCCCATCAGGAACTCACGAATGGCGATCATTTCCGGACACCTGTACATGGAGTCCACATAGACCCGTAGCTTGCCGCTGTGCCTATGGGAGTTCCGCCCAATGTACCTTTGGGCGGATTGCAGCGTAAGGTGAGCGTTCACAAACTCCCATCTGTCTTCGTAGCCAGTCTCAACTAAGCCCGATGCCTCCCTGGCCTGTTCATGAGTCAACCCGGCAGCCTCGAGGTCGACCTCGTCGCATTCGTTCTCTTGGTCGATAAACACAGTGTTGTCGGTCCATAGCGGGTCGATACCGTAAATTCGTTTTTCCACCTGCACCAGATAGATCGGCTCGGCAGTAAACAAGTTGTCTTGAGTCTTAAGCCGAGAGGAAATGTCCAGAAGATTAAGGTCGTTCATCCCTACACCCCCACGGCTTCTACATTGCACAACAACACCGCTCCAATCCCTGCGCATGCAACGTGCGCCCGACCCCGATCATCCAAATACGCCCGCCCAACCGTATGCGTCTCGATGCGCGCCCCGTCAGCGCGCCGGGCAATCACTTGGTTGCCTACCGAGAAATACCGGTTCCAGGCCCCAACAGCCTGCGGTTCAATGGCCCGGCCCGTCATGTCGATTGCCTGTGCTGTATTCATGATGCCCTCCGTTAAACATTCGGGAGTCTCATTTGATACGATGTGATATCCAAGAGGCTGAAAATCTTTTTCCGCGTCCCGGGCGTCCCATCCCGACGCAGATAGCGGCCTGTTATCGTCTCGTTCGCAATAATTTCTACGACAAACGCGCCTTTATGCTGGCGGGTGGTCACAACCGCCCCGACGCCGACGAGTGGCGGACGATTCATGCCCCCCCCCTTCCAGCCCCAGCGCCTGCCGGTTCGCCGTACTCCGTAACGACACAGCCTTGCACTTGCGGCCTTGCCACTCCACGGACCGAACCAAGGAACGTATGCCGAGCCGTCGCAGTTCACTCCACATTGTCGGGACTGCTACGGGCGATAGACCCGCACCCTGAGCCCTGGAATTGAATTCCTCCACCACAGCCACCACAGGCACCACCGCCCCAGTCTGCTTCGAAACCAACGCAACGGACGAGGCCAGCAGTTCGCCGAACTCCATAGCCGGACGGTCCTTTGGCACAGGCTTGCGTTCTAGCGCCCGTCCCGCCCGTTCTTTCACCTTTGCTGCTCGAACTTCCCGCGGCTGGTACGGCGACGTTGCGGCAAGCTCCTGTCCGTGAGGACACGCCTGGCATTGCGCAAACAGGTCCGGGTCTGTCGTGTTCCAGATGATTTCCGGACAACGCGACGACGAGATACTTTCACCGCCCACGCGTGGACAATTGACGTGCATTTTCATTGTCTATTCCTCCACCGGATCCATTGCCCGAAGCTTGTTCGTCAGTTCAACGCACTTCGCATGCACGTCGCGCAGCTCGCGTTGCAATCTTCGGCATTCATCTTTGTCGATGAGCCGATCTTTAATTGCGTCGTTCGCAACCCCTGCGACGTCGCCCAACTCTTTGAACAATTCACCCATGGCGACGCACAGTCCGTCGCTATCCAACCCATGTGCGGCAAACTCGACGCCACCGACGCGAATCTGGGCCCGTACCCAGTCAACCAAAACGGGGTTTCCCAGCGTTACGCAAAGGCGCGGGATGTTCGGCAGCGTGGGCCAGTAGTTCTCTCTGCTGAAAATCCGGTTTGCATTAGATGGGCTCCACCCCATGGCGGCGGCTACATCGTCAACCGACTTGCCCGACATGGCCCGAGCCAAGGACAGCGCGTCGTACAGCGACATGCTTTGCAGTTCCTGGTTCTTCATGATGTTTTTTCCCCTCTCTCCTCACCATTGCCGGGCAAAATTTGAACTGCGGGAACCGCCACACGACGAAAACCAGACACGCAATGCTTGTGCGCGCTTCTTGCCGTGAGCTGGAGATGATGAACCGCTCCCCAGCATGAGTTCTTTCCTTGCGGCTCACATTGCCGGGGCAGCGGCGTGGATGTATTTGTGACCATACTCACTGCTACGCCCTCGCTTCGCGCCATTCCGGCTCGTACTTGGCCAGCCTTCGGCGCAGTTCTTTGTTTTCTTCGATAATTTCGGATTTAGGACGGGTAATGGAAGGAAGGAGATATTCCGGAACGCCCATAAGCAAAAATTCTTCATGCACTCGCGGCGGCATCGTCGGCCCAAACGGATAACACCGCACAGTATTGGGAGTTACCCCAAGCCGCGCCGCAGCAGCTTCAATAAGATCGGGCGAAAGAGGATTGTCGATCAGCCATTTTTTGAGTTCATTCTTGCGCTGTGACATTTTTCTAAGTACCCTTGTAAAAGTCTAAAAGAGCGCGCCGTTAAAAGATTTTTCTAACGCGACCGTTACCATGAGTCCCGATTTATTTGAAAAATCTAACGCAGTCAATAGAAAAATATAACAAATACACTAAATTTATCTTATGTGGACGGAACAATTTAAGATAGTTGAAGAAAAAACAAAGAAATTGCTAGCGGATCGCCAGCAGTCATTTAGTTTTTCTAAAGCGGAGCAGGCTCTAGGGGCCAGCAACGGGAAATGGAATGCATGGAGCCGCGGCCAGCGCCCAAGCGCCGACGACCTGGCACGAATTGCCACCACGCTGGGCCTTTCTGCACAATGGCTTCTGCTGGACGAAGGCCCCGCGACAACAAGCCCTGAAGACGCTGTACACTGCCAGGATTTCGAGCCTGTTGGGGATAACCTGCGGGCAATACTGAACGACCACAACCTGAACACGACACAAGAAAACTTTGCCAGGGTGGGAGAAATTTCTGTTGAAGAGTTGACGGCTATACTTGAAAACCGCCTACCTCTGCCCGTGCACACGGCCCGGAAGTGGGTCCAGACATACCGCATCAACGCAAATTACCTGGCTGCGGGTGTCGGCATGCCCCTGCTCACTCGCGAGCAATACGAGCAGAACGGGCACACGGAATACCCAAGGGGCTGCGGCAACCCCGATTATGCCGAGCCCATCCCCCAGCAAGAAAAGAGTATTGCCAGTACCATCCAGGACGCCCCCGCACCGGACACAACCCAGTCCGACGAAATCCCGGTACTCGGGCTCGCTCAATGCGGGCTCACAGGCTGGGCGACAACAATCGCAATGGCTATGTCCGTCGGAGCTCCACCGCTCCGCAAAGGGATGGTTGCAGCCGTGGCCATAGGCGATTCAATGCTGCGGGCGGGCATCCAACCTGGGAATATTGTGTACTGCGATCCTGATCTCGCCCCGCAAAAAAACGAACCTGTGCTTGTTCGCCGCAGCGGCGTGGATGCGCAGACAGAGGGAGACGCCACACTCAAACTCTGGGAAGGACGCGACGACAGCTGGATATACCTGCGCGGGTGGCTCCCGCAAAAAGAAGGACAGCAGAAAGAATTTTCTATCAAGCAAAGTGCCAAGCAGGTTGTGATGATAGCACCCGTCACGCTCATACGTCGCAGAGTTTAGCCATTACATCCCCGTACCCGCTTGGGCCGGGGATTTTTTACGGTCACATGCTATAGAATGTTGAATTAAAAGAAAGTGTTACAGCTAAAAGAAACAGGAGATGCGGTTATGAAAAAAGCGTTTACATGTCTCTTCGTGCTCACCTTTCTGCTCCTGGGTGGCTGCGCTGGCACAGGGAAGCAACAAATGACAAGCTGCCCGGACAATTCTCTAAAAACCTGCATTCTCCTTAAAAGAGGGTACGGCATGCATTTTATCTACAAAGGGGAACTCGCAGGAGAGCTAACTAACAAAAACGGATACATTTCCCAGATATCAAGAGGAAGCGGAGTAAGCCAAAACTGCACGAACTACCATTGCATATGCAGTGTCGATGGACTTAAGTTCACTGTTGACACAAGCACCTACAAGGTCCTCTCAAACCCGAGCAACATCCCCGTCTTCCTGGACGGCCAGCGCTTACCCTAGGGACGAGATGCCGCCGGTCCGTCCGGCGGCATGCTCCTCAACATGTCATTATCAACATCAAGCAAACAAAGAGGAAAAGAGAATGTCCATCAAAGTCACAGAAGGTATGTTACAGTGCAAGTACTCGACAACGGTCACTCAGGGAGACGACCCCAAGGAAAGAGGAAAAGCAGACAGTCGCTTCTTCAACCGAAAGGAATTGTTTGAAGTCATCGATATGCTACAGGATGTGGCAGACGCAGAGAACATTAAAACCAAAGACGAAATCCACAAACTAGAAAAGACACTCCAACAGCTACCGGGCACTACACGCCGTCGGGAAGACGTGTTCGACTGGCTCGTAAAGAACTACCAAGACATCAAAAAGACTCAAAAGACAACAGCCCGTAGCAACATATTTCTCCCTAAATATTGACCCCCATCCAGGGGGCGGCTGTTGCTGCCCCTTCCTTTTCACCCCTCCGCGAACTTCGGCCCCGCAGACGCATACAGCCATTGCAGGTTCACTCTGCACTCTAAACAACATTTCACCAGCCAGCTGTCAGGTACTTCGCGCCGGTTCGTGCGCACGTTCGAAACCGCAGTAGCGCCAACTTCCAAGCATTCTGCAAGCTCTGCATCGTGTTGCACTTGGTACGCTTCCAGCATCCTGTTTAGCACGTGATCGGTCGTTCGGATTGATGGCCGCGTCAAACAATAAAAGCGGTTGCCATAAAAGAGATCGGGGAAATATACGGCGTCGCCATCCACATTGCGTACGCCATCGGCGCGGCGAACCTGGACGCTGACGTTCACAAGCTTCCCAGGACGCCGCGCCGCTTCGTTGAACACTGCCCGCAAATGCTCATGCGAGGACGGCACAACTGCTTCGAATATGCCGAAGCCCGGTTCACGGCCGTAAAAGACTGATGCCGGATCTGTCTGGAACTGCAACACGCGATACTGGTCGTCGAGTATCCAGCGACCATCGGTTGGCAGATGACAATGCCGGTCAAACATGATGCGTTCGAGCTGCCGCCGGGAGTCCACACTATGAAAAAGCACACAGACCAGGTCTGTGCCAACAGGATGCGTGCGGGCATGCATTGCATGTATTTCCCCGTTCCAGCAAACTTCAAACTCAGACGTGCGCAACACATTGTTTTTTAAAGCCTTCTCGATATCATGTAACACTACGTCTGCTACCGGACCGAAAATTTCCACCAACCCCTCGCCGCAGCATTGTTTTTGCAAAATTTTATTGCAGTGCAAAACGCGCCCGGAAGCGTCGCACACAACACCAAATTGCGGGCTGTAGTCTATAAAACCGCAAAATATATCCAGTATCTCTTTCGCCATACTTCACGCTGTGTGAACTACTTCACACCAGGTTAACTCATTTAAATTATTGACATATATTATCTACAGGGTAATTTAAACATCATCGGAAATCTCACAACGTTAACGAGATGGAGTCTCACATGGAAACAATCGTTGATAAACAACAAGTACGATTGACCGTGGACGATGCATGCGACCCTGCGGCCGTAATCACAGAGCTAGGCTGTGGAATTACAGCTCTTGTTGATTGCGCCAATCAAGCAAACGGTTCAGATCGTACTGCAATCCGAGCCCTAATCAAATTATTATCTGCCGGAGTTGTCGACGTCGCAAAACGTCTGCGCCCCAAAAAATAAAAAAGCCCGCCCCGGAGATCCAGGGCGGGCATAAGCACAATCTGCAATAGCGCTATTCGGGATCTGTCCCCGGCCAGCCGGTATCAATCTCGTTGTTGTATGACTCAAGCAGAGTGTTCACCTTTTCGCGGCGGTCAAGTTCTGCGCAGATTGCCGCCTGCCGGGCAAAACACGCCTGGACGTGGGCGGCCACAACGTCGGCCAGGGCATCGATATGGTCTTTGTTCAGGGCCACAAATGTGAGTTCGGGCTGTTGCCACTGGATTGTCGTGTCGGGATTTCGGCGGAAGTATTCCACCGCACCATTGAGCATAGACTGCGATTGCCGGTCGGTTTCAACGGCCATGCCGTCGAGCGTGGTGCCGGATTCTTCGACCTGCTTGCGCCGAGCCTTGACCCGCTGCTTGAGCACAGTCCGCACTTCTTCCAAATCGCGATATGTAGCAGTAAACACCCGGCGCACCGTCTCGCCGTCCGTGCTGGGCTGGACCGTTCCGGTGTCAAGAGTTTGCAACTCCACGTCGTACTCCGGCTTTTCGTCCACGATGCGATAAATACCCAGATCTGCTAGGCGTACACCGTCATGCAGCAGACCGCGCCGGTCAAGCTGGGATGCTGTCAGAATCTGGGCGCTTTTAGCTTCATAGTATTCATTCATGGCTTTTGCTCCTTTATATGAGAATGCGGCGGGCGGGGATGACCAAACTAGAAGTGCCCTTACCGCAGCCGCACTGCCCCCCGTCTGAAAAACGTCTGACCCACGCATTGCCGTAATTGGCCTCCGAAGAGGTCCACGCGTAGTCCGACAGGCCTGTCAGCTTTGTGCCCGCAGTTTCATCCGCCGCGTCAATAGCCGCGAGGTTATTGTATGTAAGGGTCATCTCCTGTTGATTCATTAAAAAGAAATCGTCACAGTCCTCATAGAGCATACCGGCGCAATACTCTGCTGCAGGAGCGCCGACAGAACCGAGCCCATCGTTAATGTAGTTATAGGAACCGGATGTGAGCACTTGCGTGTTGTATGCGCCGGTATGTGCATCCGCAGCAGACCCGGAAGAGATATTCGACAGTTCCGACACATCTGTGTCGTATAAGCCCCACTTGCGTTGCACCCGGCATTCTGCCGGGGCGACAACCAGATACCCATATGCTCCATCGGCAAATGTCGTAGGACCTACGGCCACACCGCCGTCAACGCGGACGCCATTGCCAATTTGCTGGATTGAAAACCGTACGCCCGCGCTACGCTCCGACCAGCCTCGCGTTTCATCTTTTTGCAAGCCAAAGGCGTAGTAGGTCTGCCCACGCTCAAGCGGATCACCGGTAACGACGTGCGACGTGAGGTCGGCGACTTCGCCTGAGTCGTAGACGATATTCGTTCCCGCAAGGTCGGATGCAACAAGAAACCGCCCGGCAGTCTGATTGCCGGTTCCACCTGCCTCCACCTGCATTTGATCCAACACAATGGTGACGTTTGTCTGCGAGACTTCCGCCCCTGCAGCAGGAGAAACAACACGCGGTTGCTGCACGTACTGGAATACGCTGCCGGTTGTGATGGGAATAAGAGCGGACACCGGCGAATATGTGTTCTCGCTGTCCCACAAATCCGCTTCTATCCAATACACACGGTCCGTTTCCAGATTCCCAGCTGCTACGGTGTGGGACGTTGCCGCGCCCGTTTCTGTCCCTGTATAAACCAGATTTTGCCTGTCCTCGTCCGTGTAGATGCGCACGCGCATACCGCCCTGGTCGAGCCCATACAAGGACCGGTATGCGTCCACTGTAATTGTCGGCGTTTCCATCACGCCTGTTGCACCACTTTGCGGCGACGTAATCACCGGCTGGCGAACGGGATCTGCACGCCCAGCTTGCGGAGAGGTAAGCAACATCATGCTTTCAATGCGCATGGCCGTGCTGGCAGGCAGGGCTTCAATCTTCAATTCAATCCGCCCGCCGACAGGAATATGGTAACGAACCTGCCAAGTCCCATCGTCACGTACCTGACTTTCGATAAACTCCCCTGCCTGCCAGACCGTTTCCCCTGCAGTACGGGCAAACACCCGTAGCTCGCCATCACCCGCTTTGCGCCGGATAACCAGCCGTCCGTCGTCCTGATAACGCAGCACGGACAGCACTTTGGAAAAAAACGTTCCCGTGCCGGAAGGAATCGACGCATAGCCCGAATGGATTTCCCAGTTTGTCCGCGCCAGCGTGCCCCCGGTTCTGTCCGCTGTAAGCGGCGCGGCTGCTTGGAACCGCGTTGTCGTCAATATATTGCTGACGACAATGGTTTCAGCGTGGGTACCGTCGAACAAAACATACGATGCCCCCTCTTCCAGGTTTGCCGTGCTTTCAACGTCCACCGAATCGTCGCCGGATACAGTTTGAACAACGGCAACAGGAGTCATATCGCGCCATGTCTGCACGGCGTCGCGGAACATTTCAAAGCTGAATCCCTCGTCGGATTCGCTCCACGCATCTTCAAGCGCCTTGCTTACAGATACCGCGCTCGACGACTCCAGCGCCCCGAGCTGCTCGTCAATAGCACCAAACCGCGCGGCCAGGGATTCCTCGTTGCCCTTGGCTGCGACCACGTCCTGAATGATGGGGTCGATTGTATTAAAATTTCCCTGCACCCTGCCGAAAATAGTGTTGAACAACTCCGGAGTCGCCGCCGGAGCCTGCCCGGTTTCATCCACTGCGGGAATCACACCGATGTTTTCCGTAATTGCCACATCTACCTCCTTATCCCTTGAACGGAATGGTGATTTTCACGTCGAAATAATCCATGTCCTGCACGGGAACGGCCTCAAAATTGCGCACGAACAGCAGTTCGTCCCCCACAAACAATCCGGCCTCGCTGGCCGATTCGGTCATATCCCCGGCAACGATGCGCGCCGTGGCCACCACTGTGAAATCGTCAGCCAGAAATACCGAAGCCAGCGGCTTGGTCAGCCGGGAATCGTGCAGCTCTGCCTGCGCGGTATCGATTGGTACCGGCGCATTGTCGGCCCACCCGCCGCAGCCGATCGACATAACGGCATCTTCGGTGGACAGTTTTGCAAAAAGTTCGGACGCCAGCAGCCGCCAATAATCGTCCGTTGCCGATGCAGTTACAGACATACAACCTCCTTAATTGACGCTTGGCCATGTTGTGCAAATTGGTTTGGATTCTCCGAGCCGCCAGGTTCCGTCCCAACGATGATCCGGGTGCATTCCCATGCGCGGCCCAACGTGCAGACAGGTCCGTCCGTCCAGTCGCCACGCACCATCCAGCCGAATGTTCGTGCCCATCTGCCAGGAACCGTCCATTGCGTAGAGCGTGCTCCCCCATACGCTTTGCCGGTTCACGCCGAAGCACAGGCCGACCGGGCGGAATGCGCAGCGTGGTGCTGCCGTGCGCCAGGGTTTGCAGACGCGATTGCAAACGCTCCGTAACAAGAGGTGGTTGCATTTCGTCCAGACGCCAGGTGCCATCAAAACGGCGACCGTCCAGCCGCAACGGCGCGGCATCGCGCCCCAGCCGCCAGGAACCATCAAGACGCAATCGCGCCGACTGGGCTAGTACAGACCCGGCAAGGCCGTCGGCAGACGTTGTGCCGGGTTTCAATGGCTCGGATTGCAGGGAAAGGTGGACCGCCCACAGCGGCCAGGATCGTACCGGCTTTGCCGCATCCACGGCAGCGCGGGCCATTTTCAACGTCCCGGCTCGGGACGCCTGCGCCATATTGACTCGGACAATAAAATTCGCCCAGTGGGCGGATAGACAGAGCCGGTCAGCTTTTCGAAATCAGACAAGCGCTGCGTCCCGTCGAGACGCCATGTCCCGTCCAAGCGCAAGCCTTCTGCATCGGAATATTTGCGAAGCAACGGCCCGCGCTCGATAACCTCCGCATCGCCCAGTCCGGACACGCGCAATGCTTCTTTCACAGCCCAGGGCGTGCCCTTGCGCTTATGCAGGCGGATGGAACTTTTCACGGCCTCTCGTTTTTGTTCCAGGTCCCAGTCCGGTTCCCAATGGTCCACATGATATTGCCACGCCAACAGAGACAACAACGGCTCGGTCAACTCGTCGATGCGGCTAGGGATCAGCACGGATGGAATAGCCGCCGTGCTGATCTCTAGCTGTTCGGAAAGTACGTCCGCAGCGGCCAGAATCTGCGAATCCTGGGCAATAGAACTCGGCAGCAGGGAGCGGAAATCCAGCGCGGAGAGGCTAGTCATTTTCCAGCCCCCCATAGGTCACTGTGGTACTGGCACACACGGCAACCTGGCGCCCAGTTAGTGCCACATGGGCGGGAGTGGAAATCTCAACACGCTTGGCCCGGGCCTGCCGAAGGCGGTGGATCAGTTCAGTGGGATTGACGTCGCGCCCCAGGGCCGCGCCCTGCCACTGTTCAAAGTCCGCTATCGACGCGGCAACGCTCTGCTGGATTTGCGAGACAAACGAAAGATTGGACCGGCCTATATAATAGGTCAGGTCGATTGTGTACGGCACCTGCTCCGGGGCCAACACATGAACAGTATCGGTCAAGGCCGCACGGTCTCGGCAGAGACAGCCGCGTCCACAAGTTGCAGCACTTCATCGGACGGCAGCGCCCCGTCTTTCATCAGCACGATTATGTCGACAACACCGGGAGTAGGCGAGAGCACTGAAACGTCGGCAATATCCTGATGCGCCGACTCTGCCCAATAGCGATATTTCCCGGCAGGCCCTGCCGTGGAAGCCTTTTCAGGCGAAAGTTGCCACGCGGCCCGGTACCGATCGTCCGCCTCCACGTCCGTTCCACCCAGGGTCGTGGGATAAGTTGGACACGGACACAACACCGGAGAGGGGATCGACAAGCCGAGAAATCTGCCCGGCAAGAAATCCGTTGCCCACTGTGCCGGATGTTCGCAAATAGCGGAGACGTTAACGGACAATTCCCCGGCGGGATCTCTACGGCTTCAGTCGTGACAAACATCAACTTGTTGTCGGCGTTACCCGTGTCCCGGCGGGGATATTCACAGCCGCGGCCTGCACCTCGCCCAGGCTGAAACGAACCGTGGTCCGCGCTACCCGGCAGCAAGCCGCGTGTATCTGTCAGCGCGCCCAGGTGGTCCAGGTAGTCGCCATCGGCGTATGCCAGCAGGTTTTTCTTGCCCGTCAGGTCGATAACTTGGCGCTGCACCGCAATGGTGTATGCCAGCGTTTCAAGGAACAAACGTACAGGATCACCGGCAGCCAGGCTTGTTTCCGTGATTGTCTCGTATGTTGTGATGACGGACTGTTCCACAAGCGTGGCGTCGGTGTCGCAAAAAGATACGGCTGGCAAGGCAGCGAGGTCGGACATTATACGCCCTCCGGGATATTCAACGTCACCACGGGATACAGCCGCCCGTCCGCGTCGGCGTCTGTAAACTCCACAGAGCGAACACGCACGCGCGGTTCAAGCCGCTCCACGGCCTCGACAACCTCGCCAGAATATGCAGCCAGTGCCGCGGGCAGCGGCTGGTCCAGAAACGTCAGGGACAGGCCGAATGATCTATCTAGGGGAACTGTACCCCGGATCGTGGTCAAAATGGTGCGCACATTTTGGAGGATTTCTTCAAGCCCGGTAGCGCCGATTGTGACGGCCTGCGGTGCGCTGGGGTCGACAACAAAAGTGCTCATCAATTGTACTCCCGCAAAGTGAGTTCCAATTCTGCAAACAAAACAACGCCTTTCATTCCCAGGTGCTTGCGCGATTCGCGGATCTCGACAATCACAAACTGCCCCAGGTTTTGACCGCCCAGTACAAGATTGCGCGGCTCGCCTTCAGCCTGAACCACTCGGAATGCTTCAGTGCGTGCAGCCGGGTCTGTGAACGCGGCATGCAACTGCACAGTAAACTTCACCTCTTCCAGCCCCAGGCCCAGAAACTGGAGCCGAGACTTTTGCTCAAGAACAGCGTGCTCCGCGAACTGCGCGGAACGACTCCTGGTCAGGTCTTTGAACGTATGCAGTTCGTTTGCAGAGCACTGGAAAACGATGTCGCCGAAGCTGCCGACTTGCATCAGTCACCTGCCAGTGTGCCGTTGATGGGCGTGAGCACAGTCAACGAGTTAACAACAAGATGTCCGCCGATTCGCGCATCGCCACTCAGATTGTAGCTGCCCTCGTGTGTGGTGTGCGCCCCTTGGTTTCGTCGCCGATCGCCGAGCCATCACCACCCGAGCCAAAGCCCACGCTGGTGATATTTCCGATCTGCAGAATCTGCGGCGCGATGATAGAAATGGTCTGGTCTGCTTTGGCCTCGATGGTCTTGGCCGTTGCGATCAACGCCTTGGCCACGTCAACGCTGGCGTTGCCGCCGACCTTTGCGGCCAGGTCTTTGCCGACATACAGGGACACGTTCTTGTCCACGGTCAACGTGGCATTGCCTCCGACAACGTGGCCGGAAAGCTGATGCTCACGGCGGTTGTACTTAAACCACGACCCATCCCTGAACTCGACGTGCCGAACATCGTTGTCCGCGACGGCGGTGCGTCAGCCTGCGAGTAGAACGCAGAAACAACAAACCCCTGGCGAAGGGCGAACGGCAGAAAGATGCACAGCACATGCTCGCCCACATCCGGCATCCAGTATGATTTGTCGTGCAGGGATTTGCGTGTAAGCACGGGCAATTCGTAGGTCGTCAGCGGCGTACCGTCCGCATCCGCATCAGCCACTTCAACGCGCACACAGGCACGTTCCGGCACAAGCGAGACAACGCGGCCAACGCGCACAAGCTGCTGCACGGTGGATTCCAGGGCTTCGAGTCGATTCAAAATTTGTGTCAGCATATCAGTAGTCCAGTACCCGGCGGACGTTGATCGACGTTGTATAGCCGCCATTGCGGCTAAAGCCGTGAGTCGCCTGTTCAATGAAATACTTGCCGTCGAA